TCCCTGAACTGATGACCTTGGTTGACATGGTGTGCCTGAGTAACCCTCTTTAGTGTGGTGTAGTACCACAACGGCAGCGTTGGTATCTCTGGCTAGGTACTTAAGTTCCTTTAGTGCGCTACGCATAGCACCGAACTCTTCGCCACCGTCCATGTTAATGTCCATTAAGTTGTCAACAACTATGAGAGCAGGGCTTTCGCCAAGCGTTTCTTCAAGGGCAGTAACCTCATCATCTAAATCGCTTAGACTAGGTGATGAATCAAATGACCAGTAGATGTGTCGTGCTTGTGCCAACTTTTCCTTGGCTAACTCTGGTTGCTCGGAGATAATCTTCTCTGCATCTGTCTGTGAGACACCCTCAATCATGGAATACAAACGCATTGCCATGGTGTGAGCATTGGTATCTGCTGATACGTACAGTGTTGGTGCTTGCATACGCAAGGCTAGTGCTAGGGCAAGTGTTGACTTACCTGCACCAGGTGTGCCAGCAATTAACGATACCTCTGAACGTCTAAAGATAATCTTATTCTGTTCAAACGTGCGAAAGACTGACGGCATTGGCTCGCCACCAATGTCTGAACGTCCTACGGACCTGCTTAATGTTTTCATTGTTCCTCCTTGTTAAGCGTGGGATGTGTGGACTTGCACCACATGTAGGCTTTCTGACCTACATCCCTATCTGTACTGACTGGCTTCCCCTCCAGCAGGACAGACCTTTATTCAGTTATGTTTTTCTAGTACCCGAAGTGCTAGAAACTGTTCCACTCTGGTGTGTTGCGGTTAGCAAACGTTGGTGAGCACTGGTCTGCTGTGCCCTTAGGTGTTGGGCAGAAGAATGCACGCCATTCTCCCTTAGCACCGTTGCCTGTTCGCTTAACCATTGCACCGTGAATGCACATCTTATCGCTACCACTAGATACTGATGCCTGTACTGGCGGTGCAACAGGTGCAAACGCTGGTACTTCTGCAACAACTTCCCCACCTAGTGATGCCTGAACTAAAGCAACAGGGTCTGTTGCTAGTACACGTGGTGCTGATACACCAGTGAATGCTTCCTCTAATGTGCTGATTGCATCAGGTGCACCCTGTGCTACCAACGCATTAACGTTAGCGATTAGTTCCTCGGCACTGTCACCACGTGCTGTGATGATTGTGCCCTTGTTTGTCTTTACGTTTACTACATAGTTCTTTTCCATTTACTTATCTCCATTCTGATACTTACAATCGTTCTTAAAATTACACATCTTACAGTGGTCAAAGTTAGGTATAAAGATACCAGCCCTCCGAGCCTTGTCAAACATTCCTACAATCTCTGACACCGTTTCACGTGTCCACTTATCTAGGTTGATTAACTCTGATGTTGCGCCCTTACGTGCGTCCCAGTATAGCCCATACTTAGGACGAACACCGAACACTTCCTCCATGGCTACCGCATAGATACCCAACTGAAAGTCTGATGAAGGCATACGTGCACCTGACTTGATGTCCAGCACTACAAGGCTACCGTCAGGTAGCACCATCATGCGGTCAAGTGCACCCTTAACCATGACACCATCTAGATTCATGTTGAATACAAGTTCAATGGCAGGTACACCCTGAGGTGTAACCCATAGGTCTAGGTTGTGTTCCGCATTACGGAAACTAACCCAGTTGTTCACCATGTTTAAACCGTTTGCTTGCCACCAGTCCCCGTCTTCCTTGTTGGGATTGGCTACGGTTGCACGACCACCAGCACGCCACGTGGATGTGTCTTCCTGCCCCTGTACGCCACGCTGACGGGTTAAATTGGCTTCCCAGTAGGTAGACCACAACTCTTCAGATGTTTTGGCTATGGGTAGTAATTCTTGTTGTGTCACTATCGTCCCTCAAGTTCCCATAGTTGACGGTCATAGGCTTCGGTTGCTTCGTGAACTGCAACACCACCAGCCAACCACCATGTCTGACCCTCGGCAACGTTCAATGCTTTCTGTAACCAGTACTTGTACCCACAAGAATTGTACGTACCTATCTGGCTATGGCTAACATGCACAGGTAACTCATACCCATTCACCTTAATCATTTCTACCTCTGTTTCTTATGTTCGCCTTTAAGGGCGAACCTACTATTGGTTCTGCCTTAGCAGAACATGTGTTGTTGTTGTTAAGTTATAGTCCATGTTTGGTGGTTGTCAAATCGTACACGGTGTGTCGGGGGAGCAGTGATGAAACATGGAGGTGAAAAAATCACGGCTCAACCCCGACAACATTTATAATGATAGCGTTTAAACTATCTGATGTCAAACAAGTCACCTTGTATCTCATCGCTGTCTGCAAATACTTTTGTAGGTGCAAGTAGTTTAAACACCTTGGCAATGTCACCTTGTTGGAGCGCACGAATGTTACCTCGTCCCTCGTAATCTTTAGTAGCCATAGTATCTGACTCATAAGGTCCGAATAGAAACTGTCCAACACCTTGATAGTTCACACCTACTACGTAAAGTTCACGTTCACGGCGCATCTCATCTATCATCTTCCAGATAATCTCTGCTAGATAAACCACGTCATGGTGCTCTTGCTCAAGGACATCAGCGATAGCCTCTAGTTCTTTCTTACGTGTTCTCATTTACGCAACACATCCGTTAGAAACTTGTTTTCCCGATACAATCTGCGTATCGCTAGTGCCTGTCCAAGGCACACAACAAATAGAATAAAATTCATTGACTACCCAACATTTCTTCTTCTAATAGGGCGGCTTGCATTGTGAACAGTAAGCGTTCAAATGTCTTGCGTTCCATAAAGAAATGTGTGTTACCTAAAAAGATTGACCCAGTATCAGGCTCAACCTCTACGTGTATCTCCTCATAAACATCTGACTCTTTTTCAACTGTGCTGATTACCATTACTTTTTTGTCCAATCATTTTCGGGCAAGTTCAATCTAATGCCACGCTTGTTGCGGATAGTACGTCTCTCATAAGGCGTAGTACCACCCCAGAAACCATACTTCTCGTGCTTGATTGCGTAGTCTGCACACTCAACAAGTATGTTGCAGTTAGAGCAAAACTCTTTTAAGTCTGCTACCTCTTGCGCCGTTGTCTTATTATCGTAGTCCTGATAGAACACATCCACACCCATACGTGCGCAGTTCTGTGTGCCGTCATAGTTCGGGTACTTAATTTTCTCCATAAGTTTTTTCCTCCAGTTGTTCTGATTCTATTTCTCCGTGTTCGGTACACCGCCAGTAGCGGTAACCGTCTCTATCGTCCTGCCATACCCAGTCACAATGCATAGTCTCACTCATTGTCTGGTCTCCCCTCGCATTCGTGCCAAGGGTCGTTTAAACTGCATCGCTTACATACATACACATCTTGTGTGTATACGGTGTGTATCTCATCATCATCTAATTCATACGGTGACATCAGGTCTAGCCTCCTCTAGTGCTTGTTGCGCATAATGCAACAGACCAAAGATGTCGTTGCAACCTAGGTACTCAAGGATAGATAGTTTAAGTAACGCATCACCTAACTCGTGTTCATAACTATACTCATAGAATGTAACGGTGCTGTGGTTAAAATCCACAACAGGTACGTATTGGTATTCTGTATCCGTCACGTTGTTGATACTAAAGGCGTAGCCTGTTGTGCTATCCCAAGATTCACCAATTAGTTGCGAGATAATAATACGGTTAGCACGTTCACTACTTTGACTATGTGCATACGCCTTGTGGATAGCATTCTTTAGGTTGTTATCCCAATCCTCTCCGCCCCAATGAGAGTAAAGATAAAGCACGTCACCAGTTCTGTCGGTCACGCCGAATGTAAATCTATCGCCCATTGTTCATGCCTCCTCTAATCACAATGTATTCATCATACGTTTCGTCACTTGCCATGCGTACCATTAGGTCATCTAGTATTTCGTACGTGTCTTGCTCTGCTCGTTTAAACAGTCTCATTGTTTTCCTCCTTGTTTCGTATTCCGTTAATGATTGCGTTAAACACATCAACTAGTTGTAGGTCGGTGTTGTGCCAGTCTTCCTCAAACTCCTGCCATTCTTCTTCAGTCAATGGTATCTCGGTATCGTTGTACTGCTCTACCAATTCACGGTCAAACCATAGGGCGTACACCTGCTCCTCTGGCTTGCTGTACTTGGTAAGCATCCCAATTAACTCATCTGTTCTCATTACATTCCCTCCATTAGTTCAGACAGGATAGATAGTTCCTGCTCTGTAAAGTGTAGTTCTAATTTGTTTGTTTGTTCGGTAATTAAATCAAACAATTTCTTGTCGCTAATGCTGTCCACGTTGTAGCCCAGTCCGTTAGCCCAGTCTTCAAAATCTCTGGAATAATCTAACGTGCTTCTGTCTGCAAGTATGGCGTGCAGTACGTCTTCACGCTTAGGTGATTCAACGTGTGCCTTGCCCTGATAAAATGGGGTAGCAAACATCCTCTCACCGTTGCGCTTGAGGATACATTCATAAGCGTTCATGTCCTTTGCCCACTTAGGGGTGTCACCCCCGTATTGTTGCGTGGTGTCCACCGTGAACCCTATTGAATCTAAGTAGTGTTGGATTGCGTCCATTACATTTCCTCCATACTATTTTCTTTAAGGATTACGGCTAACGCATCCTCCATTGCTAGGTAAATCTCTTTATGTACTGGGTAGTCAGGGTCATCAGGGTAAATCCATTCCTGTATCTCGCTGTCATAGAAAAGCCTGTCGTTTAGTTCTGCCACCGTATCAACATCAACCTCCCATTGTTCGGTACTTGAATCGTACATAACTACGTATTGGTATTGCGCCATTATGCCCACACCTCCTTGCCGTATAGGGCTAGTTGCAAGATGATGTCACTGATACAGGCATCCCATTGTTCAAGGTCAGGGGTTATGTCTCCACCGCAAGGTACGTGACGGAATCCCTTGATTGCTACCTCCAGCGCTTCCACTAGGTCAACGATGTTTAAACGCTTCTTCAACCATTTGGTTTCATCTTCGCCCTCGGTGTCATCTTTGGGGTCAACGTATCCAATGTTGACTATGCCCACCGTCTCCCAGTCACCTTCAATGAAATCCAGTGACATCAGGTAGTTGCGTGTTACGGGGTCGGACTCAAATCCACTGCCCCACATTGCGCTCCATAGTTCTTGGTCTTCTAGTTCGTACTTGATAATTACTTTTCCCATGTTTTCCTCCTTGTTTAAACGTCCTAGTCGTTGACTAGTACGAATCCGTTTTCTCTCATGTGTTCTCTGAACATTTTCTTTGCGCTGTTGACGTCAGTGCCCTGATAGGTCTGGCGTTCCAGCCACACCTGTCCAGTTTCGGTGGCTCTTATCATTGCGCTGACTTCTAGGGTATAAATCCCTGAGTCAGGCACTCCCTTGATGTAAGGGTTGTCTACTCGTTCTGCTCTCATTTTGAAACCTCCAAGTTTCTTTGTTACTACTAGTTAATCGTTGTCCCTAACAGGTGTCAAGGCTATTTAGTATTCGTTACCTAATTGTTATAATTAGTTTGTGGCGAGGACGAACATCCAGAGGATGATGCCTATGATTGCAGCACCCAACCCGAAGAAGATAGTCCCGTCCCATAGTCTTGACCAGTTGATTCGTCTCATCGTTTAAACACCTTCCGTAATTGTGATGCGTGAGGAATCTACCCACGCTTCGCCGTGTCCGTTGGTTGGTGTCACTAGGTAGCGTGTGTTTCCATACGCTTGCTTAGCGTCCATGACCTCCACTGCCACGCTGAAAGCCTCTATCCGTAGGAAGGCATTTGCCCCGATTGTCTTGCTCATTTCTAACATAGTCATGTTTAAACACTCTCCTTTATTTCGTTGCTTAGTTCGGTGAACCCTAGTCCCTCTAGTGGCGTGCCCTCAACGAGGGCGTATCTGATGTATTCAAGTCTCCTTGCAGCGTGCTCATCGTCTCTTGCCTCAAATTCTTTTATGTTGATAGTTATAGTTCCACTGTAAGTTGCCATGTTTAAACACCGTCCCGTTCTGCAACCATGTCAGCCCAAGTTTTTTCAAACTTGAAGATTTCTGGGTCGTTCGCCTCAATGATTCCCCACTCAATTAACTCCGTGAAGAGTGCATCTGCGGTGTAAATACTGCCCCTAGTCTCCATGAACACTTTCATAATGGCTAGGTATAGGCTCGGTGCTTCGTATTCGTCTTCCATTTCCTGTGTTTCGTAGTCTTCGTTCATTACTTCTTGCCTCCATTTTTCCATTCGTTGAATGTCTTAACACTTACTTGAATCTTGAAAGAGTCACCGTTTAAACGTCCTCCAGTGTAGCCACCCTGCAAGATTAGTTCCGTGAACAGGCTGATTTTTCCTGCGTGGTCTTCTTGCACGAATCCTGCGATGCGGTCACCGTCAAACACTATCCAGCCCCTGCGAGGGTTGCCGTTAGTCGTGTGCCCTGCGTCTAGGTAGACTACGTGCGACACCTCTCGGTAATCCCTGTCATAGTTCCTCTTCGCTGTTGTCTTCGTCTCCATGTTGTCTTGCCTCCTTGTTGTTGGTAGTTCTAGTTAACTCCTGCACGGTGCAGGTGTCTAGTTTGTGTCGGGCGTGTCGTGATTTCGTTATCTAATCGTTACTTTTCCGTTCTTGTCTTCGCTTGAATCACACACGGCGCACAAGGCACCGCCCTCCCTTAGTTCAATCCAAACGTGCTCGCACTTGTACATCGTTTAAACACTCTCCTTGGTCTTGCTCTGTGTGATTGGGTTGGCGATTGCCTCTTGCAACTCTGGCAAAAACTTATTTCTAAAGTCTTCACCAGTGAAGAAGAAAGTCACGCTTGCTATCGTCAGGCTGTAGCGGTCCTCTGCGCCTCGGTTCCAGTGGATTAGCGATGCGCCCTCCCTGTCCCAGTCGCTCACGTGAATGCTGGTCGTGCTGGTTGTAGTTGTGTCCCAGTTGTTGCTCATTGTTTAAACGCTCCTTAATCTTGTGAACAAGCGTCTAAGAAACGCTCGCTGTCAAATAGTGGGTTAAAGGTTGCGAACAGTTCCGCAAGGGCTTCTGTGATTTCCCAAGGGTTAGGGTTTGCGCCCTGCTCCTTTATGGTCTTGGCGATTGCTTCAAAGTGCTTCTTTGTCATTGTCTTGTCTCCTTGTTTTAGTTTGTGTCGGGCGTGTCTTCCTAGCGATTACTAGGGGGAAACCCTCCGCCGTTTAAACGGAGGGTAACCCTCTCCTAATCGTTACCCGATTTCCATAGATTTGCCAGTGCATGGGCACAACGGGGCGCCCTGTTCGTCAATCCATTTCTGGGATGTGCGGGCGATGTAACCGCACTCAGGGCACTCACATTTCACCATGCGGGTGGATTGCTTCTTGCCTGATTCCTTTAGGAGGGCGTGAGGGTATTCTCCCAGCATCACGATGAGGACGTTTAAACGCTCCAAAAGGTCTGCTCCTGCGGTTGTCTCGGTCATCTTGCCTTCAAGCCCGAATGCCTTTGCAACTTTGGCAAATCGTCCCTTGTGTCCGCTCTCGCAGTTGTCTAGGGCGTGAATCATCTCGTGAGACAACACCGCCAGCACCTCAAAAGAATCGGTTAGGCATGGGTGAATGAACACGTGAGCCTTCTCATCACCCGAAAGGATTGCGGGGTGGCATTGTCCGACCGTCTTGCCCTTGCCTCGTGAGCCTTTTGGGTATCCAACGGATACATAAACCTCAGGGATTGTCTCGCCGATTTCGGCGAACATCATCTTGAGTCCGTTGATTCCTGCCTGTAACCATTCTTCACGGGTCAATGTCTTCAGGTTGTAAAGGGCGGTATTTATCTTTGGGTCACGTAGTTCTAGGTCAATCTTTGGGAATGTCTTCGTTGTTGTTGTCTTCATCTTCGTACCTCCAGTTATGGGGTTGCACCTTGTTGGCAACCTCTTATGACTAACAGTAGTAGTTATGGAGGCAATGTCAAATCCATTCCCAAATCCCAGATTATGGGCGTGTCGTGTTGTCCCCTTAAAACCCTTGCAAATAAAGGGAATACCTTTAGGAGGCTCTCAGAGCCATTCTAAGCCCCTATAACCCCTAACTGGCACTAGTAGACACAGGAGCCCTGAAAATGGCACCTGCTCAAGTTGCGTATTATGAAACACTTATCCACAATGTTATGCACAGGTCGTAGAAATCTGTGGATAACTTTTGTCAAGCCGACACGCCGATGTTTACCAAATTGTTATAAATGAAATTGTGCTCCCCGTTTAAACGGGAGGGGTGGAGAGTCCCAGACCGCGCAACCCCCGTTTAATGTTAATTACGCAACCAAAAGGTTGCTTAAATAATCGTATCCAATCCGTCCACAGGGGTGGGGATAAGTTATACACAAGTTATTAACACCTGTGGATAACCTGTGGAAAAAAATCGCTACGACCCCCAGTTGTTAATCTATAATTACTATAACCAGTATGACTCCCATCAAATATTTTTTCCAGTATTTGCTCTATAGGCACACAATATAAAACCCATTGGAATAAGGACTTTAAAAATAGTTTATAACAATTTGATAACGAAACGTTACAGTCCCTTTGTAACAGGGTTAGTATATATGTAGGATAAAATAACATAAGTGCGCTTTGCGCACACAACCTAATGGCAGCCTTTTGTGGCTGCCTAACATAACCTAAAGCAGCCCTTTGGGGGCTGCTATTATGAGCGCCTTTCGGCGCTCTTATATTAAGTTCTTTATATCATTTTATTTAGACATGATTTAGCGGTGGATGCTAAATTAAACCAACCCACTTAGGAGAGCCAAATGGCTAAAGGTGACAAGTTAGACATACGCAACGCAAAGCGCAGCGCCGCTAAACTAGCCAAGGGCGAACTACGAGTAGGTGCCTCTGCTGCCAAAGCGTTCAACAAAGAAACCCGTAACGCAAATAAGGCTGGCAAGGGCGCAAACATCCGAACCACCTCAAGTGGCTTCAAGCCAGCAAACTCTGTATCAGCCACCAAGCCTTCCATGCCAGTCAAGACTGGCGCTAAGAACAAGATGAAGGCTCAGGGAGCCAAAGCAATGGGTGCCCCAACTTCAGGCTACGGTAAGACCACAAAGAAAAAATAACCAGACAGGATAACTTCATATGGCAGCCAAGGGCGGTGCAGAGCACCATAATGTGGTACGCCTCAGAGAAGACAAAGCCAAGGTTATAGCCCACGTAGAAACTGGCATTGAGGTGCGAGCCGCCATTGCCATGGTCGGTCGCAAGCCCGATGTTCTAAAGAAGTGGCTCACAGACCCTGTGTTCGCCAAGAACCTAGAGATAGCCAGAACTGCTGGCTCAGACCTAATGAAGGTCACGCTGGGAAGCGAGAACGGCAAGAACATAGACTTCGCCACGTTCTCTAAAGAGTTCCTAGGTAACGAAGTATTCCCTCACCAGCAGGACTGGATTGACGTTCTGGAGGGAAGGGAGCCTAGTTGGCTCCATCCAGCCATGTCCTATGAAAAGGGCAACAAGAACCGTATCTTGATTAATGTGCCACCTGAGCACGCCAAATCCACCGTAATCACCGTAGGCTATAGCACCTACCGTATTGCCATGGATTCCAACGTGCGTATCATTGTGGTGTCCAAGACTTTAAATAAAGCCCGTGAGTTCGTCTACTCCATCAAGCAGCGACTTAGCCATCCACGCTATGCCAAGTTGCAGCAGGTCTATGGACCTTCTGGTGGTTGGAAAGAAGACTCTGACACCTGGAAAACCGATACGGTTTACCTAGGTCAAGAAGCCCGTGACTCATCCGAAAAGGACCCTACGCTTCAGGCGCTAGGTATTGGTGGTCAGATTTACGGTGCTCGTGCTGACCTGATTATCCTAGATGACGTTATTACGACCGCGAATGCCCATGAGTGGGAGAAGCAATTAGATTGGCTTCAGAAGGAAGTTATCACCCGTCTAGGTAAGAACGGTAAGTTACTGATTGTCGGCACTCGCATTGGCGCGGTCGACTTGTACCGCGAACTACGCAATCCAGAACACTGGTCTGGTGGTGCAAGCCCATTCACTCGCTTGGCTATGCCAGCAGCCTTAGAAGTCAATGATGACCCTAAGAAGTGGGTTACTCTCTGGGAGCGTTCAGACCGTCCCTGGGATGGTGACGAGGATGCTGTGCCAGATGAAGATGGTTACTACCAGAAATGGGATGGACCAGCACTCTTTTCAAGACGTAGCGAGGTGACTGCCTCAACATGGGCACTAGTTTACCAGCAACAGGATATTGACGATGACGCGATTTTTAACCCAACGATTGTTAATGCCTGTGTTAACCGTATGCGTAAGCCTGGTCCTCTCCGCGTGGGAGCGGCTGGACATCCACGAGACGGACAATGGGTAACCTTAATTGGTATGGACCCTGCTATGGCAGGAAAGACTGCATTTGTAGCCTATGCAATAGACCGTCAGTCTGGCAAGCGTATGGTTTTAGATGCCTACAATATGTCAGACCCAACACCTGGCAAGATTCGTGCAGTCATTGAAGACTGGATTAACACCTACCGCCCAGTAGAACTGCGTATTGAAATCAACGCCCACCAGAAGATGTATGAGGTGGATGAAGAGTTCCGCCAGTATCTGGCTAACAAGGGTGTTAGATTCTCTAGTCACTTCACTGGTAAGAACAAGTGGGACACTGACTTCGGTGTGGCTGCTATGCAAGGTTTGTTTGGTACTATGACAAGTAACAAGCACAACCGAGATAACCTCATTGAACTACCAGACCCTCAATACCACGAGGGCATCAAGGCTCTAATCAATCAGTTGATTACTTGGAAGCCTGGAACTCGCAATCCTACAGACGTTGTTATGGCTCTGTGGTTCTGCGAGATTAAAGCCAAAGAAATGATTCAGCACTCAGGAACTCAAATCTACCACGCAACAAGCCGCTTTGTTACTCAGCGCCAAATGGCGCAACAAGCCATTGTTAATCTTGACGATTTAGCAATGGAACAATTTACAACTTATCTTTAAGGATATTCATGGCACTCTCAATGGAACAGGTCGCTGACAAGGTACTTTACCTACGCCAACGATACTCAGTACGTGACCAGCGTATGGCTGATATCACTGCTGTACGCCGTGGTGACATGGTATCTGTATACCCTGACATGTTCCCTGAGGGCATGTCTAAGCCAATGATTGCCAACTTCGTTGATGTTGTTGCTCGTGACTTGGCTGAAGTTCTAGCACCGCTACCATCGTTTAACTGTCAGACACCTGACGTAAACAGTGACCGTGCTAAGAAGAACGCTGACTTGCGTTCTATGATTGTCAACAACTATGTTGAATTTTCTGGGTTACAAACCCAGATGTATACAGGCGCAGATTGGTATAATACCTATGCCTTCCTGCCGTTTGTTGTAGAGCCTGACTTTGAGGCTCGTATGCCACGCATTCGTGTAGAAAACCCATTGGGTGCTTACCCAGAATATGACCGCTACGGACGATGTGTTTCATATAGCAAGCGTTACCTGAAGTCCATTGGTGAACTTGTTGTTGAGTTCCCAGAGTACGAACGCCAAATCCTTGGTGGAGATAACCGCAGAGACATTGACCTCGGCACTCTACTTGATTTGATTCGCTACGAGGACAAAGAGCAGGTAATCCTGTTCCTTCCACAACGAGGAAACCTTCCCCTTCGCAAGGCAAAGAACATACTAGGTAAACTAAGTGTGCGCATTGCTAAGCGTCCTGGTATTGATACCGAAGACCCACGTGGTCAATTTGACGATGTTATCTGGGCACAGATTGCTCGTGCTCGTTTTAGCCTTCTAGCCATGGATGCTGCTGAGAAATCAGTTAACGCACCAATGGTTGTTCCACAGGATATGCAAGAGTTTGCATTTGGTCCTGATGCAGTCATGCGTACTGCCAACCCACAGGGTGTTCGCCGTGTTGGTCTAGAAATTCCACCTGGTGCTTTCCAAGAACAAGCCATTCTTGAACAAGAAATGCGCATGGGTGCTCGTTACCCAGAGGGTCGCTCAGGTAACGTAAATGCATCCGTAATTACGGGTTCTGGTGTTCAGGCACTTCTTGGTGGATTTGATTCTCAAATCAAGGCTGGTCAGCAAATTCTTGCTGAAGCGCTGCAGGATGTAATGGCTCTAGCCATGGAGATGGACCAGAAGTTATTTGCTGGCGAGAAGTCAACACAGATGACTTACAACGGTGCACCTTACGTTCTTAAGTACAGCCCAGAAAAAGATATCAAGGATGACTACAGCGTAAACGTACGTTACGGTCTGATGTCTGGACTTGACCCATCACGTGCCCTTATCTTTAGCCTTCAGGCTTTACAGGCAAACCTAATCTCACAAGAATTTGTAATGCAGGAACTACCTTGGAACGTAAATGTATCCAAAGAAATTGAGCGCATTGACATTGAGAAGATGCGTGGTGCACTTATGGGTGCACTTAACGCAACCTCAAGCGCCATTCCACAAATGGCAACTCAAGGTCAAGACCCTTCAGAAATTGTTATGAAAATTGCTCAAGTAATTGACGCACGCCGTAGCGGTAAGACTGTAGAAGATTCGGTTATGGAAGTATTCAAAAAACCAGAACCAGTAGAACAGCCCCAAGAACAAGCACCACTAACGCCAGAAGAAATGATGGCTTCCATGGGCGGTGCTCCACAAGCCGCCCCAGGTGAGGGTGCTCCAGTTGAAGCACAGGGACCCGAAACTATGGGTGGTGCTCCTGTAGCAGCGCCCCCTGGGGCTCCCACTCCTAACATTCAGGATATCCTAGCGCAACTAGGTGGATAATGACTACAATCATTGCCATTAAAAATGCTAAAGGTTTTACCTTTGCAGCAGATGCACAAGTAACAGATACCGAACGACCGTATCAACATAGAAGCATGAAGAAGATTGTTGAAGTTAGTCAGTACGTAATGGCTGGTGCTGGTAATTCACGTTGCTGTGACGTTATCTTGTACGGATGGGAACCACCGAAGTATGACGGTTCAGAAGCCTACACCTTCATGGTGTCTAAGTTTATTCCTGAGATGCGCAAGCAACATGAAGATGCTGGTATCACACTGAAAGAAGATGAAGACTTTGTATTCCTTGTTGGATTTAAAGACAGAGTATTTCATGTCGCATCTAACTACGCTGTGCTTGAAACAAACACGGGTGTTTATGGAATAGGCACTGGTGCTGCTTACGCACTTGGTGCTATTGCGCATGGCGCAACACTGCAAGAAGCAATGAAGATTGCTAAAAAATTTGATATTAATACTGGTGGAAAAATCCAGATAGTTGAAAGAGGACAATAATGGCTAAAGGTGGATATCGCAAGCCAGCCAACCCTGCTGCAGTATCGGGTCCAGGTTCTCTTTCACGCCGCACTGACGGCGGTCCAATCCAAGGTGCTAAAGAAATTGCAGGTGGCGGTAAATATGGAGAAAGAAAAGCGTTGGCAGATATGCAGTCAGGTGCACCAATGCAAGGTAATCCAGTACCTAATGTCCCTGCGCCAAGTGTAGCAACACAACCACGTCAGCAACTTACAAATTTATTTGCACCTACAGAACGACCAAATGAACCAGTAACTGCTGGTGCTCCAGTTGGTCCTGGTCGTACACCAGAACCTGTTGGTCGTTATGCAATGATTGAAAAGTATATGCCAGAACTTGAAGCACTTGCGTCACAGCCTGATGCACCAGATGCATTTAAAATTTTTATGGGTCTAATTAAGTCATCATTTAATCAACAGGGTATTTAATGTCAATAGACAAGCACATTGCAGCCTTTTCTAATTTATTTGGCTATGAAGTTCCAGAAGTTACTTTTGCTTTTGCCATGGTTCCTTGGGAATCAACTGAAGAACGAAACAAGTTTATAGCCGAAATGGTTGAAGCAAACAACGGACAAAGGATTGGAGAGTAATGGTTAGAAGAGAATCCTCCGAAAAACCGTTACGTCCTAGCAATCCAGTTGCAAATGCTGCTGATGGTTTAATTACAATTCCTCAAGGTGCTCAAGACTTTGCTACTGTTGCTGGCAATGCGGTATCTTCATTCTTTAATAAGAATAAAAAGTATGCAAGTATGCTTGCTCCATTTGGTTCTATAATTAAAAACACGGTAACAGAAGAGCAAAAGTCTACAGTTCTAGGTGTTCTTAAAAGGGGAACTGTTTTTGACGACCAACCAAGTCAAATATATGGTCAGCCAATTCTTGATAAGAATGGCAATCCAAGACTTGACCAGGCTGGAATACCAATGGTAACTGTTCCGCCTTTAGGTAGTGCGGAACTACTTGAACCGATACTTCGTCCTGGTGCACAGTACATCCGCCCATACATTGCTGCGTCATTCCTAGTTGCATCACCAACCTTCCGTGAACAGAATAAAGATATCTCTGGAACGTTTGCTGAAGAATTTTTTGGATTAAACTCACAGTTTGGCGAACAAAGTCCATTATTCCAGAAGGCTTTAGAAACATCTCGCCGTCCTGTAAATCCAGAAGATGACCCAAATGATATTTACGCTCGCCGTGTAGGTTCTCCAATGCGTGCTGGTATCTTACTTATTGCTAATGCAATTTCTGGAACACAAGGTGCTGAAAAACTTGACTGGGAAAATAGTCAAGAAGTTGATGAATTTTATAGCCAAGGAGCACCAAGATTCTTTTCTGGTGTTGGTGATTTTTTCTTTAATATTCCAGACCCTGTAAATATTATTCCTGGTGTTGCTCAAAGCGCACGCATGAGGTACATCGTTCGTCCAGTAAATTCAAAAAATTTACCAACTCTTTTAAGAGAAGCGGATGACGCTAAAGACCCACTAATCAGAAACTCTTTTAGTCCTCTCTATGACGAAGTTGCTCGTCTTGCTGAAGACCCAAATAATTTACAACCTAGTGCATTGCTATGGCACCCCATGGTTGGTAAGGCTTCAGGCAACACTTCACCAATTTTAATTAAGGCTCATATTATTGGTGGTCGTGAACTCGTTGCTGACACCGTTGCTGCTGGTATGGATTTAAGTGGTGGAAAGTTTGACGAACTTGCTGTGCGTAGCGAACGCCTAGCCAGTGAACTAGAATCACTTCAGGCTAGAGAACGTTCAGTCACCGCATATGTTGAAGATATTTTTGACCCTAATCGTTACACTGCTCCTATTGACTCTGTTGATAGTCCTCAGCAATTAATTATTCCTGGAACTATAAATAAGACCGTTCCAACTATTGAAGAACAACAGTGGGCATACACCCTCCGTGATACAACACTAGAAGAACTTCGCAAAGACATTGCTTCAAAAAGTCGTGAGGCTCAACTTTTGTATGACATTCAAGGCACTGGTCCAACTATGGTTAACCAGACAGTTCCTGTTTATGCACTAAGAAAACTTGAAGATAAAAGAATTGCTGCTGGTCGCAAGGCTGATGAATCATACTGGGGAACATCACAACGCCCAGACGGAACTTACATGGCTTACTGGGCAAATCCAGGTTCGCGTGTTCACGAAACACCTAGTGGTTTAGCGCAGTTCTCTGGTCCTGCTGGAGACCGTTCGCATCTTGAAATGGCTGCACGTTTTCGTAGTCACGCAAAAGCAACTGGTAAATCTGGTGAATGGCAGAAATCACGTTACAACCAATACTTAATGGAAAGCACTAAGGCTTCTAGGTGGAACTTAGCAGAAAAGCAAGTTGTTGATATGCAGGTTGATGTTTCTGCTAAGCATATTCCATCAGTTAATAGTTTAAACGCAGAGCAAAGAGCATTGTTTGTTCGTATATTTGAACAAATTAATATAAAGACAACTCAGAAGCGCTCTCAGGTAATTCGCCGTGCAGCAGAAAAAGATTACACTGTTGTAGAAAAGTTTAAGGGAATACAAATCCCCCAGTTAAAGTTTTTAATTGAAGACATTGCTGATGATTATGCACAAAGTCAAGGTCGTGCTACAAGAACTGCAGCAGATGAAAAGTATGTTGTAGATGAACTTATTCGCGGTACTCCAGGAATGGAGTCCCAGGTTCCAGGTGTGCACTTTGCTCCTCGCGTTGAAGACGTAGAAGATTTTGTTATTAACAATAAAAAACTACTTAATGGAATTGTTGATTACATTAAACAGGGAGTCTTTGACGCTAGGTTAATTGATGACATTGTTAAAAATGCTGAAAACTATGCAGTTAATATGCCAGGAACAATTAGTAAAAATGCTGGAGAAGCGTTTACAGTTGGTAAAGATACTCTTGCTAACGCAGTACTAGCATGGCAAAATCAAATTTGGAAACCATTAACTCTTCTTGGCTTTGTTTACACCACACGTAACGTTGCTGAAGGTATGAGTCGTGTTGTTGTAATGATGGCTTCATTCCACGAAGAGCGTGGATTCGGTTACGCTGACATGTTTACTGACTTTACTAACTCTGGTCGCATTAGTCGTGGTATTAAGAACCGCAGGGGTCAGACTCAGCAGAAAAAACAAGACATAGAGTTTAACTTAAAGTTTGATTCTCACACCAAAAATATGAGCATCGCTCAAATTGCAGCAGAAGATACATTCTTAACTGCTTCCGACAGTGTTGCAATGTCAATGAATATCTTGCGTGATTCTAAAAATGGTATTGAAAATTATGTTGCAGCAAGTCCTTCACAAAGTGCTGGAATTACTGCAGTGCGCAGAACTGTTGGAAATTTATTTGAGGCTGACCGTCCAAATGACATATCCGTTCCATTCCTTGATGCGCTAACTAGTGGTGATTACAAACTTGCTTGGGAACTTTCAAACTCAATGTCTTATCAGCAATTAAGTGTTACCTATGGATATATTAAATCCCAAACTCAAGAAGCAGTTAATCAGTTAGCCTATACAGCAAGTAAAACATCGCCATCCCCAGGTGTTGAGGCTTTAATGCCTGACTTAATTAACTCTATTGGAAACATTGGACTTGCCGCTGATGCGTCAATGCTTTCTTTACTTAATCGTGCACAGTTGCGTGGTGAACTTGAGAAGTTTATTGGTGATAAGGGAAATTTTGTAAAACAAAAGACTGGTACGCAAAAAGGAAAAATACCATTTAGGTCACTACCTGAGGGTAAGTTTGAACCAGTTAAGGGATACTTCTTTGATGATTCATTCAGTAATGCAATTAACGAAATCATGCTTGGACAAATATCTTCAAACGCCAGCACAAGCAGCACAATATTAAATGTTCGTTCAGCAATCGCAGAACAAGCATGGAACAAGCAAGTAAGAGAAGCAACAATTTTCCCAACTATAGCCGTTGATGGAAACAAAGTTGGATTAATGAATCCACGTTGGGCTGAAGCATTCTCTGAACACTCAAATAACATCTACTACAATGATGATGTTGCAAGATTGTTCCTTGAGGGTGGAACTGTTGAATCAGTTAAGGCTTGGGCAAAGACTAGTGCTAGTGCCAAGTGGCGCGAAACCATGTATGACGATGCTTCTTACTACCCAGGCGGAGTCAGCAAGGGTTACGATAGAATTATTGAAATTCGCTCAGTAGATATTGCAGAACGTTACCCGTTGGTGGGTGCTAATGGTGAAGACCTATCAGCATTGCGACAAAAAGTTCTTGATAGAACCTTTACTCCAGAAGATTCACTTAAGATTCCTGAACTTGACCGTATGCCAGCACGTGGATATGACGTAACACTGCACGCAGAAGACCAAGGTAAAGCGGTTAAACGTGCATACAAGGGATTTGTTAACAAGTTATTCAACTTCTTTGGAACAAGACCAGAAGATACCTTTGTTCGTATCCCATTTTATCGCATGGTTTACCGCAACGAAGTTCGTAGACGTACACAGTTCCTAATTGACTCAGGAAAAAACCCAGAAAGATACGAACAGCAAATCCTTAACGCTGCTCGTAGTGAAGCGTACAAACAAGTAATGGAAAAACTTTACTCTATTGAACGGTACACCGATTTTGGTCAAGTTATGCAGTTCTTTACCCCATTCTACATGTCTGGTCAAAACTCTTCTCGCTTCTGGCTAGGAGCCGTAAAGGACCGTCCACAAATACTTTTCCAAGCGCTTCAACTATGGAATGTACCAAACAAACTTGGCGTTGTTTACAATGAAGATGGTGAACAAACACTATTTGATACACCATGGAGTGCTGAAAGAAATCAAATCATAGTTGGTTTGCCAAAACCAGTTGCTGATTTCTTTGGTCAAGATTACGCAGGTATCTACAAGAGTAGCCTTGACTTAGCATTCCAGGGTCAGGTACCTGGTGTACCATCTCTTGGTGGTCCAGTTATTGATACTATTGGTTCAAATATAATGCGCTCATTGTCTGGCACAAAGTATGACCCTGACAGGTTTGCAATGGAAATGGGTCTAGGACCTAACTTTATTCAAGACCACGTTATCAAGTTCTATAAGGACAATAAAGAAAATCCTGATGAGAACTGGGTATTTTCCACGGTGCGTGGAGCATTTGGTTATGCTTCGCAGTGGAAGTCATTGATTCATCTTGGTTCCATTTACGATGATGACCCAACTAATAGTGCCATGTCTAAAACTCAGTCATTGTACAACACTATAGTTTCTGAGGAATATGCAAAGGGTAACTACCTGACTGCAGATGGTCATGGTAAGGCTATCACTAAAGCATTTGCATTAGCCGCTAGAGGTTACATTGCTGAATTTCTTTCAGGCACCTTTGGTGCTATCGCTAAGCCTAAGTTAATATCTAAAGCAGAAATGGAACGTAAAAAACTAAACGGACTTATTAAGCAATATGGCTATGAAGAAGGCACACTAAAGTTTGCTCAGTCATTTGATGAAAGTCAGAGTCCTATTTATCAAGCAGTGTTAGCATCAACAACATCTGCTGCTGAGAATCGTTTTGGAATTTTTGCTAATCCACAAAGTATTTACAACCTTAAACTTAACTCAGAAAAAATTGCTTTAATTGATGAAAATAATCCTGATAGCGATGTTATTGGATATTTTGTAAACGAAGGAAATCCTTCAAAAGACCGTAGCGCTTTGTCTGATGAGTTTTTGTACAACAATAAAATTAATGGTAAGCCATTAAAGTACAAGGATACTAACAGAGAAAACATTAAGTATGACACTCAAAAACGTGCTTTCAACAACGAGTATTATCCATACTCTGCAGAAATTGATTTAATGCAGCAAGGTGATGCACTTAATGGGACGGAACAACCTGCATATTTCTACGAAGATTTAAAGAAACAATTTAAAGAAGAATTGTATCTTAAGTATCCTAATGTTGGCATACGCAGACAAGAGTTTGAAAAGAAAGATAGAATGCTTGACATTCGCTCTATGGTTGTTCTCATAAACGACAAAAAGTTTATGAACAGTGTTGGAAATAGAAGCAAGATTGTTCAACTTGCTGACATATACATAAATGATTTCCGTCCAGACTATGTTCAACAAAAGATTGACGGTGTTAGCACCAAAGAAATTGATGCATCACGCAATCAAATACTTGAAGATTTGGCAAACAAAGACCCTGAGGTAATGAAGTTTTTCCAGATATTCTTTTATAATGATACTTATGAACCTATTGATAATAATAATGTTTGGGGAGAGTAATGGCAGGTCCTGACTACGATGGCAATGGAACTATAACCAAAGCCGAGCGTGACAGATTTAAGAAAGAACAAGAATCTGGCTCAGGCAGTGGTAATGGCAGTAACAAAGGTAAAGTTGGTTGGAAGACCAATGGTCGCGGTGATGCCATACTTATTCGCAAGTCCATTGATGAAGCCAAAGGTTACATGGTACCTGGTGTACCAGAATACTCATGGCTACAATCAACCTTTAAAACATTAAAAGAAAACAGGGCAATTAGCAACCGTACACCAGAAACATTCTGGGCTTCTATGGTTGATAAGGCTGATGCATCTGGTGGTACAAAGACACCATTCCAAATAGCACAGGCTTACCTTGGTGGTTATGCCGAAGATGGTACAGCACTAACAACTACTAGTGGTGGCGGTCCAAGTAGTTACACAACTAAAAGTGTGCAACAGTATGACCGTACAACTGCAGATTCAATTATTGATAACGTTATGCTAACTATGTTTGGTCGTAAGGCTGATGATACAGAAAAGGGAAACTTCTTTAAGGAGTTTAACAAGGCTGCTAAGGCTGGAACTGTAACAAGAGTAAGCCGCAAAGGTGGAACTACCACTACAACTACTACTCAAAACTTTGATGACAAGACATTTACCGATAAGTACATTGGTAGAGTTTTAGATAAAATTTCACCTAACGATGAATACATTGACCTAGGTGGAAAACTAGGTGAGACTCAGGATGCGCTACGTCAGAATGCCGAGAACATGGGCATCTTCCTTAGTGACCGTGAAATCATATCTAACGTACGTAAGATTGTTAAGGGAGAAACCACAGCAGAAGACGTGCTGGCTGACAACCGAAAGCAAGCGGCGGCTTTGTACAGAAACTTCTCTGACCGTCTACTTAGAGAACCTGCACTAACTGTTCGTGACCTTGCTAATCCATACATTAAACTAATGGCTGATACCTTTGAGACGGACATGAATAACATATCTTTAACTGATGCCACCGTACAAAGTCTAATTAATGGTGAAACACTTCCGTCCTATGGAGACGCTTACAAGCGTTTACGTCAGGATATTCGTTTTCGTAATACTACTACTGCACAAAGAGAAGCATCCAGTTTCGCATCTGGTCTTGCTTCAGCGATGGGATTCTAAATGTCGTATGCTGACGAAGTAGCATTTGCTAGAATCTTTACACAGTTAACTGGTATTGATTCTGCAAGAAATCCTTGGGTTAATAGTTTATATACTGTTGCTAAAAAATATGTTGACACAAATCTTGTCGCATACAATGACCCAACTATTTATGATTTAGTTTTAACTGACACTGAGTCACCTGAACTTGCTGGATTTCGTGACCGCTTTTCTGTTTACCTTGCTCAACGCAATGATGCTATTGCCACAGGAACACAACCAGAGTTCTCCAATATTAGTGATTACATTCAGACCGAAAGGTCTTATGCCTCGGTGTTACGCTCAAAAACAGCATTTGCTGATTTAGCAACTGATGCAAATATTAAACAGTTTATCTCTGGTAAAACATCTGTTGATGAAGTTCAAGAGCGCATTAACAATGCATACTATGCAGTTACAACTGCAGACCAAGCACTTAAAGACCAGATTAAAAGAGAGTTTCCTAGTCTTACTGATGATGACTTGGCTAGGTCCTTGGTTACTGGCACAACAGATTCAGTTCAACAGAAGATTAAATTTGGTTCTGCTGCAATTAAGGTTGAGGCTGCTGCTGCTGGTATTGCGTCATCACTTAACACAGAAGACCTTGCTCGCCGAGGTGTAACTCGTGAAAAGGCTATGACTGGATTCCAGCAAGTTGCCCGTGAACGTAGTGGAATTCAACAAGCATCTCGCATGTTTGGTGAAACTGGACCAACACAAGCAGAACTTGAGTCAGAAGCATTAACTGGTGCGGAATCAGCATCAGCAAAGCGTCTTCGTTCACAGGCTCGTGCACAGTTTGGTGGTACCACTGGTATCACAACTGGTTCACTAGGTCGCAAAAAGCAAGTATAACAAACTCTCGTTGGATTAACCGCCCCCAACGAGTAAAAGAGCGGTAGTACATACCAACCTACATACCCCTGTGTAGGAGTGAGACTTGTACGAACAACAACTAATGTAAGGGAGATAGTTGCGATGAGCAACAATACACAAGACTGGGACGATGACTTTGAGTTTGAGGACTATGACGATGCGCCACAACGTGGTTCATCTGATGATGTACTCAAGAAAGTTAGACGTGCCGAACGTGCGAAAGACAAACAACTCAAAGAGTTGCAAGCCGAATTGGAAGCATTGCGCAAGTTCCAACGGGAAGCAACAATTAGTCAAGTCTTGTCGGAGAAAGGTGTCAACCCAAAGGTTGCTAAATTCATTCCAGCAGATATTGAAATGTCCTCGGACAGCATCAGTAACTGGCTGACTGACAATAGCGAACTATTTGGGATTGCTGCACCTACACAACAAAACGCAGTGGATGGTAATGACCTCGCTGCATTGCGTCAAATAGATGCAGTAACATCTGGTGCTATTTCTCCAGATGATGTGAATGATGCATTCAACATCATGAACAACGCTGGCTCTGCGGAGGAGTTACTTAACTTCCTCTACAGTCAAGGCGCAGAATAATCGCAAACAATCTAACCCATTAAGGAAAATATAATGGCATTCACTACTGGCGGCTATGCCGCTACATCTGGTGGAGATGCAACAACTAACGGTGGTCTCGGTGGCGGACAATACGCTTCCGCTAACAACGTTGGTGCTTTCACTCCATCAAACGGTGCAGGTCTAGTTCAGAAGGCATACGACCGCCTTGTTGAATTTGAACTTCGTGCTACCCCATTGCTACGTTCAGTAGCAGACAAGAAGCCAGCACGTCAGGCTATGCCTGGTTCAAGCGTTGCGCTTCAAATCTACAACGATATGGCTGTCGCTAAGACTGCTCTATCCGAAGTTGTAGACCCATCTGCAGTAACTCTTGCTACTCCAGATATCGTTACCGTAACCCTAAACGAATACGGAAACGCAACCATCGTTACTCGTAAGTTGCAGTTACTGTCTCTTGCAGACGTTGACCCTGCTGTTGCAAATATCATTGCATTCAACATGGCTGACAGCATTGACGAACTTGCACAGGATGCACTACTTGCTGGTACTAACGTACTTTACGCAACTGGTGGTTCAACTGTAGCAACAACTACTTCAGGTATCACTTCAGATGACACAATCACTGCTGCAGATATCCGCAAGGCTGTTGCCAAGTTACGTACTAACAAGGCTAACGGACGTAAGGGTTCAATGTACTGGTGTGGTATTCACCCAGAAGTTTCCCATGACCTCCGTGCTCAGAGTGGTTCCGCCAACTGGCGTCTACCGCACGAGTACTCACAGGTTGAGAACATCTGGGCTGGCGAAATCGGTAACTTTGAAGGTGCTTACTTCATTGAATCCCCTCGCCTACGCAAGGCTGCTAATGGTGCTAGTTCAATCAACACCTACGCAACCTTCATTGCAGGACAGCAAGCACTTGCTGAGGCTGTAGCCGAAGAGCCACACGTGGTGATTGGTCCAGTTACAGACAAGTTGATGCGTCAGCGTCCAATCGGTTGGTACGGTGTTCTAGGACATGCTATCTACCGCAACGAAGCGCTATACCGCATTGAGTCATCCTCAAGCATTGCTTAATTAGCAATCTAATCTCATCCCCAGGTCATATAACGGTCCTGGGGGTGGGGTTATGTTTCTAACTCAGAAGGAAAACATATAATGGCTTATCTATTCGCACCACCTACGGTCATCCAAGGACCAGCAGGTGGACACTGGTTGTTCTGGCGATACAGTCTTGCCCGTGGCATTACGGTGTACAAAATAGGTAACACCTATTACGAAGAGCAATACCCATCGCAAGATGATTTAGATGAAGCCAGTGTTGTTTACCTTGGTGGACATGAGCACTATGTTACTGCAGCACAGAAGACTGACTTAGAATCTGCTGGTTACACGGTGAGTACAGTATGACACTGATAGAATCTTTGACTGTTGTATCTTTGGCACTGGGAATTATTGCATTGATAGGCAAGTGGCTTATCGTAACTCCATTAAAATCTTACATTAAAGAACTGACACATCCTATCCAGCCTTCGGCTAATGGTGGTCGTAGTCTTCCAGACATTGCCCGTACGGTGGACAGGATTGAAAAGCGTTTAGATGAGCATATTACATTACATCTTAAGGATGAACTATGAGTGGTAAGTACAATATTGTAGCCGAACAAGGTGCTACCTTTAATCTAAACTTTCGTGTTGAGACTGATGGTACTCCATGGAATCTAACTGGATACACCTTTGCCATGCAGGTTCGCCGTTCTACCTCTGCAACCACAACCTTACTTAACATTACTTCTGCAACTATGACTTCTGTTGGTCATGTATCAGCGACTGTTAATGCTACTACCATGTCTGGTGTACCTGCTGGTCGTTGGGTTTACGATATTGAACTTACTTCTTCTGGTGGGCAAGTAACACGAATCTTGGAGGGTCGCTTTATTGTTACACCGCAGGTGACACAATAATGCCAGACTACACAGTTATCATTGAAGAAGAAGTTACTGCTACTACCGTTACTATTGAAGATACGGTTTATGATGTTACACTTGAAGCAGATGTACTACAGGAAACTGTTGTCATTGTTGATAACGCTCAAGGTCCTCAGGGCACACAGGGTATTACAGGTCCAACAGGACCAATCGGTCTTACAGGTCCTACAGGTTCTCAAGGCATCCAAGGTATTACGGGTCCTACTGGTTTTACTGGTCCTACTGGCTCAACAGGACCAACAGGTCCAACGGGAGCAACAGGTAGTACTGGTCCCACAGGGTCTACGGGTAGTACGGGACCAACGGGACTTACGGGTGCGACAGGTCCTACGGGACCGCAAGGTGACCAGGGTATTCAAGGGGTCACAGGACCCACTGGTTCAACAGGAGCCACAGGCTCACAAGGTATCCAAGGTGTAACTGGACCTACAGGAAGTACGGGTCCTACAGGACCTACAGGTTCAACTGGTAGTACAGGTGCAGACAGCACCGTACCTGGTCCTACGGGCTCTACAGGGGCTACAGGACCTACTGGAGCCACTGGCTCTACTGGTGCTAACTCTACTGTTGCTGGTCCTATCGGTCCTACTGGTGCTACGGGTGCTACAGGTACAAACGGAACCATTGGTATTGACGGAGCAACTGGACCTACAGGTCCTACTGGCAGTACAGGTTCAACTGGTCCCACAGGACCAACTGGAACCAATGGAACTATAGGTGTTGATGGCGCTACTGGTGCGACTGGACCTACAGGTGTTACGGGTTCAACTGGTCCCACTGGAGCAGATAGCACAGTTGCAGGTCCGACAGGACCAACGGGTGCAACTGGTGCTTCTGGTGTCATCTCAGTAACTGACCCAATCACCAACAGTGGTACATCAACCTCTGCCTCGCTTGGATTTAGTCAGACCAACTTTAAGCCAGCAGTAATTACCACAACCACTGGTGATGTTAGTCCTGGAACTTACGCAAAGATTTACACTGGAGATGCAACACCAAGTAGCCCTGCTACTGGTGACTTATGGATTGACTCTACTTACGGCTCTGGCACTAGCAACATTCTGCGCTGGAGAGATTCATCTGTAACTGGATTAACTACACTATCTGGCACAGATGATAATGGCGTGTCACTTGTTTACACGCCAGGGTATGAAGAACTATACATCAACGGTGTATTGCAGTTCCGAGGTTCTGACTACGTTGCTACTACTGGCACAACTATTACTGGATTAACTGCGCTAGTTGCAGGAGATGTAGTTGAAGTTATTGCTCCTAGTGCTGCACAGTTTGGTGACTACTACACACAGGCTCAGGCTGATGCTAAGTATGTTAACAAGACTGTTGGTGGGTTAAACCTTGTAGTTCCTACTGGTGCTACTGGTGGAACTGTCGGTACTAACGGTGCAGTTACTATTGGCTCGGCTGTATCAAGCGTGACCGTTAATGGTGCGTTCAATGCTACTTATGACAACTATAAAATCATTGTTAGTGGTGGTTCGCCTAGTATTGATGGATATTTACGATTGGCTTTAGGTGCATCGGGAACTGGTTATTACGGTTCAATGTGGTATTCGGCTGGTTATGCAGCAGTTACTTTATCTTTGGCAAATGATAATAACACTGCTTTTTTTCAATACGCAGGTGAAATGCGTGGCTCACAATATGTAGCAATGAACATTGATTTACTTCAACCATATTTAACAAAATATACAAGAGTTGGAACTAATTTTGCTTATCAAACGGCTTCAGGTATTGGTATTTACAACGGATACCATGCTGTTGCTACTTCTTACTCAGACTTTACTATCTCAACAAACACAGGAACCATGACTGGTGGAACAATCCGCATCTACGGCTACAACAATGGAGCATAACAATGACTAGAGCGAGAGACCTTGCAAGTGGACTTGCTGGAGTGCGTCCATTTGCTACGGCAATGGGATTAGTTTCAGGTGGAGTTATTAGTTCGGCAACTAACTACTCAGTAACTTTTCCAGCAAATAGATTTACAGTTGCTCCAATGCTTGTATTTGGGAATCAAGAGGGTCAATCTGGATGGGCTACAGCATCTTCTAACACAGCCTCTGGATGCACAATAACTCATACTCCTTTTAGTGGCTCAACCATTACTCGCGTAGTGTGGACTGCAATTCAAATGACTTCAAGTTCAGCGTCAGGATAATTATGATTAAAAATGTTACGTGTCACACCGATGGTTGTGAAAATAAAGATATTGTAATTCCTTTTGAAGACCCATCAGACATTGTTATCTGCGGTCCTTGCGGTATCCAGATTGAGGATGTGATTCCAGTTGGCAGTTAAAAGATACAACGGTACTGCTTGGGTAACCGAAGCAGGTGGAATACCAGCATTTCTTGGTGGGTTTCGTAATCGCATAATCAATGGTGATTTCAGAATCAATCAACGTGCGTATGTTAGTGCTGCCAACCTTGCCTCTGGTGCTTACGGCTTTGACCGTTGGAAGTCTAACTTCACCAACACCACACTTACTTTTACTAGCGCACCACAAGGACAGATAGTAACTATTAACAGTGGTGGTGGATTACAACAGGTAGTTGAACGTGCCAACATGCCAGCAGGAACTTATGTTTTAACTTGGACTGGCACTGCTACTGCCCGTGTATACAACTCTGGTGGCACTGCGCCATCTTATGCTGCATCTCCAGTAACTGTAACTCTTGATGGAACAGCAGATGTAGTAGTTGAATTTACCGCTAGCGGTGGAACTAGAACATTACAGAATGTACAACTAGAAGCAGGTAGCGTTTCTACTACATTTGAACAACGCCCTATTGGTACAGAACTAGCGCTGTGTCAGAGGTATTATCATCAAGTTAGTAACCCCACTAATATAGTTAATATGCGTTGGTGTAATGGTTTGCAAGCAACAACAACTGGTAGCGAACTGTTATTTTATTTACCCGTTTCAATGAGAGCGCAACCTGTAGTGACTTACGCTGGCTCCGTAGCAATTACTGATTCGTTTTCATATACACAAGCAATTACTGGTCTTACAACAAGTACTACTGGTCCAAATCCAGTAATGATGTCCGTTACCCATGCAGGTGTTGGTGCTTCTAGGTATCCAATATATGGAGTTCTTCAAACAAATACAGGTTTTGTTTATTTCAATGCGGAACTATAATGGCTTGTAGAACAGGATGCCCAACTCAAGACTGTGAATCATACGCAGATTGCTGTAAGGGTGTAGCAATTAATAAGTCCTCACTACGCCCCTAGGCTAGTGTGCTAGGATAATAGCATGGTTAAGATTGCAGTCTATGCTATAGCCAAGAATGAGGCTAAGCACGTCAAGAGATGGGTAGATGCTACCAAGGGAGCAGATGTCCGTATTGTCCTGGATACTGGGTCAGAAGATAACACCTATGACCTACTCCAGAAGTACCCCGTAGAAGCCCACAGAGCCACGCTAAGCGACTTTAGGTTTGATGTGGCTAGGAACATGGCACTTGACCTTGTACCTGCTGACGTGGACGTGTGTGTCTCTTTAGACATGGACGAGATTCCAGACCCAGACTTCTTTGACCTACTTCGTGAGGGCTGGAAGCCAGATACTGGTAGGGCTTGGGTCATGTGGGACACAGGTAATATCTGGGCTAACAACCTACGTGTTCATGCTAGACATGGATACAGGTGGAAGTATCCTTGCCATGAGGTTACTGAGTCAACTACTGGTGTAGATAACTGCATTGTTGTTGAGACTGCGGTACGGCATGTACCTGATAATGACAAGCCACGTAGTAGTTACTTACCACTACTAGAACTTGGACATCGTGAGATGCCTGATGACCACCGCATGTTGGTATATCTAATACGTGAGTATTACTTCAAGGGTATGTGGCAAGAAGTTATTAACCACGGCAAGAAGTTAGAACTTCAATCTGGTGGTTGGAATGTTGAACTTGCCCAGTCATGGCGAGCCGTAGGCGAAGCGCACATCAAACTTGGTAATGAACATGAAGGTCTACACTGGTATCAACGTAACGTTGAGGAAGCACCAGAAGACTTAGAGGCTTGGATGCCTCTGGCTTTTCATTACTACGAAAAGAAAATGTGGCAGCACTGTTACCAGGCTGCTATCAAAGTAACCGAACTTTCCCTTGAGTCGCATAACCATTATGTGGCTGACTCTTCAATGCCATGGAGAATGTACGACTTGCTGGCTATTGCTTGCTGGAACCTAGACAAGAAGGGTTCCGCTAAGAAGTATGCACGTAAAGCAGTTGAACTCAATCCAGATGATAAACGATTAGTGGATAACTATGAGTTTATTATGACACAGACGGCTAAACAGTTCAAGGATAAACAATGACACATAGTCATACCGCAAAGATTCTCACTTGGAAACTTGATGAGAACTTTAACTACAAGCCAGGTTCTTATGGTTGCACTGACTGCTCAGAAACCTTTACCGAAGCACCAAGCAATGGAAACATTGTAGTTGAACACACACATACTTCCTATGTCGCAGGTTGTTTTGCTTGCAAAGTAGGAACTCTTCAGTTAAACACTGGAGATGCCCACGGTGGTAGAGATATGTCCCAGAAGAAATGGGACAAAGAACTAGACCTATACCGTTCGGCACGCAAGCAGGGTGTACACCCAGACGGAACAACCACCGCCAAGATTCAAAAGGCTCTTGACGTATCAGATAAGACAGGACACGCATATGGCTCCGACCTCTAAGAAACCAAAAGTAAATGCTAAGGCATTGACAGCAACACGTAAGTCAGACAAGGTAGCCAATCCTAAGTCTCCAAGAAATCTTCGTGACATCAAGATGACAAAAGAACGTATGGCATACGAAAAGGGATTTAACGCTGCCATGAAAAAGAAGAACAGCAAAAAAGTTCTGGGCGGAGATACATACTAATGTGTGCAAAATGTGGATGCAATCACATCAACTATCAACATGAGATGCCTAAGGTGGAAGGTTCATCCTTCACACCACAGGTAGTAAACTACAACATGCCAAAGGTTCCAGCAGTTCCTGCTATGCCTAGGTCAACTAAGAAAGGCAAGTAAATGGCAGACAAACCAAGAGATTACAAAATCAAAAAGACAGTAGCAAAGCCAGGTGCTAAGGCAAAGCCTAAGGCAAAATCAGGTAACAAAGATTACATGAAGCCAGTCGGTGGAACCAAGCAAGAAGGTTACAAGGCTCCAGGTTCAATGCTAGAAGGTACAGGAAATAGTAGTGGGCGTTATAAAGTGGGAGAAAGTGCCTCACAAAAACTGAGCCTTCTTCAAGCCTACACTGGTGCAGGATTTGCTGCTAAGCAAAAATACTTAAAGACTGGTATTAATCCTGCTGCTATGAAGGCAACTGCTGGAAACCCTAAGCCTACTGCATCGCAAATGGCTACAGCAAAGAAAAAGGCTGCATCCAAAGCCAAGAGCAAGTTGATGGAAACTCAGGCGCAAAAGAAGAAGAACACCAAGCCAGCCAGAGGTTCCACTAAGGGTTCTACTATTGGTAGCAAGCCATCACCAAAGCCAACAACTGGTGTTTACAAAAGAGGTAATCCGTAAATTATGGCAGTTAAGAAGGACCCACGTTTAACACGTGCAGGTGTTTCTGGCTACAACAAGCCAAAGCGTACACCTGGACACCCAACAAAGTCACACGTAGTTGTGGCTAAAGAAGGTACACAGGTTAAAACTATTCGCTTTGGTCAGCAAGGTGTGACGGGTGATAGACAACCTACCGCAAGACAGGCTTCGTTTAAAGCCCGTCACGCTAAAAATATTGCTAAAGGCAAGATGAGCGCAGCATACTGGGCAGACAAGGTTAAATGGTAATGGTTGCTAAAAAGAAGCCAGTTAAAAAAGTCTACGGACCTTACAAAGGTAGCGAAGAAAATGATGGCAGAAAGATTTACGTCATTAAAAATGGACAAAAAACAACTTCAACTAATGCTGCTCGCTTAGATTACAAGAAGGCAACTGGTAAGTCTTTGTCCAAGAAGACACACGTTGACCATAAAGACAACAACCATAAGAACGGCAAAGTCTCAAACCTTAAAGCAACTAGTGCTTCTAAGAACATTGCTAAGGGAAACAAGAATAGGAAGAGTACGTAATGGCAACATTCGGTTCTATGACTGATGAGGTCGCACGTAAACTAGCAGGGTTTACATTGCGTCAAGACCGTCAGACACATCTTACTGCTGCGCTTAGTGCGACAGCCACAACTATTACTGTTGCCTCTGCAAACAACATCTCTTCAGGTATCATTCAGATTGATGACGAATTAATCTATGTAGATTCTTATGACCGTGTGGCTGGAACACTAAGCATCCCACCTTATGGTCGTGGCTATAATGGTACTTCTGCTGCAACCCATCAGAATGGTGCACGTGTAATTGTTTCTCCCACCTTCCCATCTGTGGATGTCAAGGATGCAATCAACGAAACCCTACTTGCTACATTCCCAGACCTGTACACCACTGGCACACACACATTCTCGTTCTCTCCAGCCAAGTCTACCTACGCTTTACCTGATGAAGTTGAAACAGTATTGGCGGTATCCTATGAAACTACTGGTCCTACTAAAGAATGGCTTCCAGTTCGTGGTTATCGGATTGACCCTATGGCTAATGTTGATTCTTTTAATTCTAAAAATAGTATTACTTTGCTATCTGGCGTTGAGTCTGGTCGCACTGTCCAAGTATTCTATACCTCTGCTCCTACCGTAATGGATGCAAACGATGATGACTTTGAGATAGTTACAGGTCTACCTATATCTTGCAAAGATGTCATCGTTCTAGGTGCCACCGCACGTCTAGCATCCTTCATTGACCCAGGTCGTTTGACCTTTGGTTCTGCTGAGTCTGACCAACAGTCACAGATTGCTGGTCGTTCCTATGGTGCAGGTACTAACGCATCCAAATACTTACTTGCTCTTTACGACAAGCGTTTATCCGAAGAAGCAAGAAAACTTAATGACCGCAACCCAATCCGTATCCACTTCACCCGATAGGTAAACCATGGCACGTAATTATTCCTCAGTTGTTGAACCAAAGACATTAACAGCAAACATCACTGATGCTTCAGCGACACAGATTACATTAAACAATGTTACTGGTTTACCTAGTGCACCCTATGTTCTTGTAATTAATCCAGATACCGCTAAAGAAGAAGTGGTCTTAGTTACTGTTGACCAGACTGGTGTAAC